ACAGTATTTACGTTTATTGCCATTTTTATTTTTTGTTATATAATAGTAAAGCCGCCAAAAGACGGCTCTACATATTATAAATATTACACGTTATAGAAGTTTTTTCTCTATAGATTTGTAAACCTCTATGCCTTCATCTGTTTTAAAGAATGCAGCCATAGCTGAGTACGGGTTTTCATCAAAAGGAACGTTCATTATTTTTCTTCCTGTTTTAGCCCACGCAAAAGTTCTTTGATCTTGTGATAAATCTAAAAGACCCAATTCGGTAGCATTAATAGCTACATTCCTTAATTGTACATTTTCGTCATTAGCTAATTCTAAAAACAATTGAGCATTTTCTTTAGCAAATATTAAAAGATCTCTTTTAATCTCTTTAGAACTCATGTCAGATACCTTAGAACCAACCTCAACTCTTAAAATAGCTTCAGCTTGGTCTATATCCATATCTCTTGCAACATTTAATGCTTCAATTATATATTCAATAATTTCTAAATCATCTACCGCTTCTTCTACAGGATTAAATTCATTATACTTTATTCCTTTCATCGGATGATAAAGAGATAATAGTTTTTGCAAATTTTGTTTTTCTTTAGTTACGGTTAGTGTACCATCTCTAAAAACAATATGCCCTAGTGTTGCTTCACCTGATTGCTCATCAACTAAAGGTGAATTTTGATTAGTTGCATATCTTAATTCTCTTTGTTCATTTTTTTCTTTATCAAACCATAATAAAGGATAACGACCCGTGTGACGAGATGCTATAGTATATGTTAGTGGGGTTTTAAGACCGTTTAATAAATATGTTCTGTCTTTAATTTCCCATTGTGGTTTTTTAGGTGTTGATACTTTAGCCGCAGGTTTTACAACTTCTTTTGGTTCAACTACTTGAGGTGCAACCTCAATATCTTTTACTGCTTGAGTAGCTTTTTTAGCCATGATATAATAAAATTAAATAATTAAAAAAAGATAAAAACTACCCCCGCAATTAAGCGGAGGTAATTAATATCAGAAAAACTATGATGCAGTAAACAATACAAAATTGTTAGCACCTTGTACACATAAACATCTTTCAGACAAGAAGTGAACATCCATAGAGTCAATGTCAGAAGTAAAAGCACCCCCGGCAGATCCAGTAATCCAAGATTTCATTCTTCTATCTTCAGTTTGTGAAGCTCTATAACGAACGTGCAGAAAAGGTCTACGAATATTAGAACCTAAAATTTGATCGTATACAGTTGATGTACCAGCAGGGATAAGAACTCCGTCAATTGCTGAAACAGCTACTCCCCCTCTCGTAGAGGCGTCATTAAGATATTTCCAGTCGGTTTTATAAAAGTCATAAGAACCTCTTCTAAATCCTGAAAAACCAAGATTCAAAGCCATTTCTTCAGAGTTTTCAAATAGACCAAAAGCAGTACCTCCTCCAATACCAGAAGAAATATTAGCTAGCATATCGTCAAAATCTAAAGAAGTTTTTCTATTCAAGAAAAGCATATTCTCTTCAATAGCGCCTTGAGTATCAAGATTTTTAAGAATACTGTCAAATTCACCAAGGCCAGCAGCAGCACTAAAATTATTTAGTACATTACCTCTAGCATTAATAGCAGCAAAAAGACCTTCAGTACCATTAAGAGCTGGAGCAATTCCGGCTACTCCAGAACCTGCAGCAGCTTTTTCACCTTCAACCATAGCCATTTCAAGGTAATCTTCAAATCTCAAGCGAGTTTCAGATTCAGCTTTTAGGTACCATAGGTATCCAGATGTTCCATCTTCAGTAGCAACTTCAACCCAACCAATCTGAGCCATATCTGATCCATTGACCACATATTTTTCTTTAATAATAATTGGCGCGTTGTTAAATTGAGTGAAGGATGGAGTTACGCTTTTAATATCGCCATCGCCCGTTCCTTTTCTATATTCAGAACCATATACAAATATTTTAAGATTTGTAGGTGCTCCAGCGCCAAAAGTAGCGGCAAGGTCAGCCCCTGTATACGTTGCAACAGTTAATGTAGCAAGTGTAGCAGAAGTATCAACACTATTAGTAACTAAGGCTTTTACTTCAGCACCTGTAGTAGGATTCATTACTACAATAGTCTGATTTTTAGAAATTGTATTAGCAACAAAGGTAGGTCCTGCAGTAGCATTAAGCACAAAAGTTAAAGTTGTTGCGCTAGCTTTAGTAACGCCATCATATGCAATATGCAATCTATTTTGTTCTGACCAAATTACTTGATCTGAAGTCATAGGCATTTCTGCTCCTACCATACGGAGAAATCCAGAAAGAGTTCGGTTTCCATATCGTTCTACTTCTTGTTCGTAGATCTCAGGAAGGTATTGTGCGGCAAAATCTGAAAAATCATCGCCGGCTTTATCTGTAAATTGCAGATAATTTGAAGACAGAACTTGTTGTTTCTGACTAGGTTTAATTGTCCCAAATTCGGGTAATACATTACTCATTTTTTAAATTTTAAGTGTTAAATTTTTTTGTTTTAATTTTAAGTTTTGAAGAATCTAAACCGCTAACAGCTTTTACTTTTAAACCATTAACAAATACATCACCCGGGGCAGTTTGCCTTGGTTCCGTAGTTATGTTTTTGGTTTTAGCAACTTGTTCTTTAATAGCATCGGCACGGCCTTGCTCATAGAAATGTGTTGCCATGGTATCGGCATTTCGCGCAGCGTAAATTGCTTTATGATAACCAGCCGGATCTTTCATTTGACCGTTTTTGTCTAGGAACGTCCCGACAAAGTCTGTAAGATCTTTTTGGTTTTCCGCTATTGAGTTAGGATCTTTAACTCCATATCTAACTTTTTTATCTCCTAATTTAAAATCAAAACCTTTGAAATCACTAGAAAAATAATTTTTAGTAGTATTTATAAATCCTTCTCGAACAGCATCATTACGCTTTTGTTCTTCAGTATATCGATTGAAAAAGTCCATTGCTTTTTGTTGCTCTTGAGTAACACCAGGACGTAATTTAATTTCCTCGTAATACTTGCTTTTTGTTTGCTCTAAAAAGTTTTTGGCTTTTGCAACTTCTTCTTTATACGCAATTTTTTTCTTGCGTATATCTTTAGCTTCATCAATTTCTTCGTCCCATGTAAAATCTTCTAATAAAAGATCTACATCTTCAGCGTCTAAATGAGGCTTATTCTGTTTATAATATTCTCTTAATAATGTATTATTATCTACATTTGAGTAATCAGCATTTAGCCTAGCATAGTCTTGTACATCCCCCCCGGTTTCTTCCATAAACTTTATAAGCTTATCTACTCCTTCGGGTAATTCCTGTGCTTTTGTTTCCTGTAATATTTCTTTTTGTTCCGGTGTGGTAGCGGCAGCTTCATCGCTTCCAGCCACTCCTCCCTTTTCAGAATTATCTTTTTCATCTTCAATAATTTGTATTGGAGACTCTTCTACTATTTGCTCTTCAGCTTTTTCGGCAGAGGTTTGTTCTTCGGCGTTTCTTTCTCCCACCTTTTTGCCATCTCCGGATGATTCATGTACATCCACTTTCTCTGTGCTTGGCTTTTGAACGGCATCTTTTGTTTCTTCTTTTTTTGGTTCTACAGGTGGTTTTGAAAGATCTACCTTAATAACATCTTCATTACCAGTTAATTTTTTTGGAGTTCTTTTTTTAATTTTAAAATCCCCCTCTTGTTTTACTTCTGTTGACATAATATAATAATATAAAATTAATTAATAAAATTTACCTTGGCTCAAACTGTTCTAAGCCAAAGCCACTTAAATTATCATTACCCGCTGATTCAAAATCTTTAGGCAATAAATCATTTTTTCTTTGATCAATAAGTTCAGATTGCTGTGTACCTTGTATTCTTACACGTTTATCTTTCCTATCTTCTATTTCTTGTTCTTTTCTTGTAATTGCAGAAGCTTGTATTTCAGCAAGTTGCATATTATAATTAAATTCTTCTGCCATTAATTGTTTCTTAATTAATGCTTCTTGTTCCATTCTAGCTATTTCAAAATCTGATTTAGCTTTTTCAATCTGCACTTTTGTTTCAGCTAAGGCTTGTTGTTTTTGTACTTCTGCAAGTGCCGCGGCCTCAGAAGCCTGCGCGTTAGCTTGTGCTTGAGCTTGTATGTTAGCCTGTTGTGCAGCTTGCTCTTGCTGCCTTCTTTCTTTCTTTTTTAGCTTTAAAAGCTGATTAGCTAGTTTTATATTTGAAACCTCTCTAATATCTATAGCATCATCTAAATCAATACCCCCCGCTTGTAGGGCAACTTGTATATTTTGTTCTAATTTAGCTTTTTCTTCTTCATCAGGCTCTAGCTCTAAAAATATACCAAAATCATGCATCGCTACTTTTTCCATTTCTTCAAGTGTATTAACATTAAAAGTATTTATACTATTAAGTAATGCATCTTTAGTTAATGGGAATTGCAAAGCATCATTAGCTCTTAAGCTTATGTTTTCTGCAATTTTTATAGTTATATACATTAACGCTTTTAAAATATGCCTTGTAGCAACGTTAGAGTTAGCAGCGGCCATTTTTTGTAAGCCTACTAATGCGTTTTTATCGGGCATACTTCCATCAACAGCTTCATTCAAACCAGTTACATCTCTTATCATTTGCAAATAATATTGATAAGTAGATATTAAAGCTTGCACCTTAGACACTCCGCTTGATGACTGAAGTTCTTGAATAGGTACTTTTCCTCTATTTAAATCGCCGTCTTGCGTTAATGATCTTCCAACAATACTACCTGTTTGAAAATACATATTTAATGCTTCGGCTGGGTTGTAATTTGTGCCGTTGCCTAAATCAACTTCCGCTAAACCGTCCATGTCTAAATAAACACCATCAGGAACCACTCTAGCTAAAACTTGCTGAAGTTTTAAATGAGTTAGTTGAATCATATCGGCAAAACCAGTAATTCGGCTAACAATAGAATCTATTTTGCCTTTATACATTCTAGGAGCGCAGATAGAGTAATTCATGTTTACTCTGGTAACATCTGAAGAAGGGCGTGTCATATTTTCTGCTAAACTCCAATTAAGCAATTTATTTAATCCTAATACTTTAGCTCCTGTATATAAAACTTCTATGCTTCTCGCTACCCTACTAAAATTATCATTTTCAGGCGGATCAAAAGTATCATCTTTTTCTAATATTTTCTCTAAACCCTGATCTGTATTTTTTAATTTAAATACTTGATTTGTATAAGTTTTATACTCAAAAAATAAAACTGATATTAAATTATTATCATCTCTTCCTTTATAATTTCTTGTATAATTACTATAATTACTAGGCCCTTTATATTTTTGTATTTCTTCTAAATCTTCATCAGTTAAATAAGGATATAATCTTTTTACTTCAGATAAACTTAAATTTTTAACTTCACCTACGTAATATATATCATCAAAATTTGGATCTTCCGTGTAAGAATAAACAACATTTGCTGGATCTACATAATCCACAGTAATTCCTTCTGATAAATTAAAGCTAGTCTTTGAAACACCTATTCCTAAAACAGCTAAATCATAAGCTATTCTTCTTTGTATTTCAGGATATTTATTATAAGAAAAAACATTTTTAATAATTTCTTCTTCTGCTATTTCAATGCTTTGTTTATAATTTAGCTGTAAATATAAATCTAATTCAGCTTCTGTTGCAGGTAAGCTTGCGGGATCAGCGGATGCATAAAAATTACCTCCAGTTAATGCATTTAATTGTTCTATTTGCTCTTTATTAGTTATATCTCTTATAGCATTAAAAGCAAAATCAGTTCTTTCTTTAACAGCAAAAGGATCTGTTGCAAAAGATTTTATTTCGTATCCCTTGTCGGTCATTCCATTAACTAAAATGTCAACAAACTTAGGTATCACGGGAACTATTTTCCAATCTAAATTTAAATAAGACAAATCACCATTTATAGATAATTCGTCTTTATATTTTTGCACAGGTTGTTCGCCCCTTGCATATAATCTTAATCTATGATAATTCTGGAAGTTTTGTAAATACCGGTCTCCCCCCATATCTTGTCTAAACCATTCGTTTTCTATAGCCCGCCCTACTTGGATACCATAGTCATAACTATTCTTTACTGAATCAGGTACTACCTGATCTGGGAATGAACTGTTATAGTTAGTATTAATCATGTATTTAAATTATTTTTGATGTAACTCCATCATTATTATATCTTCTTATTCCTAAATTTACCGGTTGAAATGTTTTTTTAGCTACCGGAGCATATTTGTTTTTATTACAAGCCATTATAGCTAGGCCAGAACTTATGGACGCATCGTGCTTTGTTCTGTTGTTAAGATTAAATTTAGACCAGTCATTTAAGGTACGTGTAAAATACAAATCCCCATGTGTTTCGCCATTAAAACCTACATGAGCATCAATATACGATTCTATAGCGGCCGCATGAGCTTGCTTCATATCTTCACTTGAGTTAGGTACTCCGCCTATTTCTCTTTCTGTAATAGACAATTTATTATAAACTTTATCCGGTCGATTCATTGAGTAGCCTCTATATCCTCTTCTTTTTAAATAATATAATAATCTTGGTTTATTATTTTCCGCAAGCAACGGCATACCATAAAACACTAATGCCATTAATACATCTTCAAAAAATATTTCAGCATTATCAGGTCTTGAAATATATTCTAAAAAGAAATGATTAGGTGGTATATCTTCCATCGTAAATTTAGTAAGCCCATGTAAAGACCCTTTTGATCCGCGCCCATCTACCGTGCCTGATATATCATAACTATCACAACCAAAAGCACCGCAGTGCTCATTAGCCGGGTATCTTAAATTACCTTTAGATATAGACCTATTTTGCATACTTTGAGGCGGAATCCATGAAATAAAAAATCTTCCATTATTATTAGGATAGAATTCTACTACAGAATCTTTTACTCCACCTCGCCATTGAAAATTACCTTGTGTTATAAGGCCCGTGTATTTTGTTTCTTCAATATAATCAATCTGTTCATAAATCTTAGTTAGATTAAATAAAGATTGTTTTGTTTCATCTCTAAATGCATGCTGAGTAGTCCGGGGAAATTGTCTATAAAATTCGTTTAAAGCGTCTTGATCTTTTTTTAATCCATCAACTTCGTTCATCCAATAATCAATTACGCCTGTTTCTATTTGAGTACCGTCAATACTTTCGACTGGTTTTTTCGGTGTATCAAATACAGGTAATCCAAACATATCAATGAATCCTTCGTAATTCCATTCCATAGGTATGAACAAAGAATATAATCCTGAGCTAGTCTGTCCATTGCGGTTTCTTTTTGTAACATCTGATCCTTCATATAATTTTTTGAAGTTTTCGCCTCCTTTATCTAAAGCGTTAGATGTAGAACCCATCATGCATTTGCCTACTATTCTACTTCCTAGCCTTAATGTTGTTTTTGTTACTCTCCAGTTATTAATTATATTATCTGGTCTTTCCCATTTACCAGATTCATCATGGACTAAAAGCTTTAGCTTTTCTCCATCATATGAGTTATCGCCTGTATTTTTCCAGTCGATTGTAGTATCAAGCCCATCAATATCCGCTAATTGTTCGCCAACTTCTATCTTGCGCCGAGTTAGTTTGGAGGCGGGCACTCGGTAAGCAAGCTCTGTT